TTCCCATTTTTATAACTCCTTATCTAAAGTAAAGAAAGTTGGTGTGTAACCAACATCCTTAAATTCTCTTTGCCATCCTTTACGACCAGTTAAAGTTGTATATTTACAACCAACTGATTTTGCCTTGCGTTCTAGGATTGGCATTATTTGTTTTATTTCTTCTGTTTGACCACCAGCTAAAAAGCCATGTAAATTATAGTATTGTGGGAAAACATGAACTTCTGTTACAATAAAGGAGTTTCCAAAGTTATGAAAAAACATATCACCTTTGGCTATACTTTCTCTTACATTATCAACAGTATGGCTATTCTTTCCATAGTCTAATGCTTTTTGAACTGCCTGTCTATATTTATCAAAAGTTTCTATTGTCATATCGCTGTTGTTCCTAAGTTTCCAGAGTTATCTACAGTTATCTTGTAACGATTTCCGTTAGGTGCTTTCAGTATTAACCTTCCATCATTAATATTTATATCCGTATCTTTCTTAAAATTTCGTCTATCTTCTTGTTCTATAACAAAGTTAGTTTGTTGTTGTAAGGTTGCGCTGTACTCTGATGTTGCTGAGGGCAGTCTCATTATCCTCTCCCCCCACCTGCCTTTACAAACATTTGCATTATACCAACTCGCCAATCGGTATTTCTAGCAGTATCAATTCTAAATTTTACTTCTCTTGCTTTAAAGCGAACATCTGTTGGATTAGTTAAAGCAAAAGCTCCATAACTTATTTCTGGGCTAGTTGGATAGTTTCTAACTTTAAAGGTGGCAGTAACATCTCCTAATGTCTTTTCGTCAGGAATAACACTTAACACATTCATTAATCTACCTTGTGGCTGGTCTATTTGGTATGGAGCTGATTCGGCAAAGACTCCAGTTGATTCTCCTGTGTAAGTATAGCCTGTCTCATGTTCATAAAGTTTGTTGTCAGCACCAACCATTAAAGGATTTTCAAAAGTACCTTTATCAGAAGCGCACGTTCTTGCTAATTCCCCAACAATCCAATGATTTTCCTTATAATTCCAAGCGACATACCGATTAACTTCATTAGAACTCGAAGAAGGATAAAACCACCATATCTCAGAATTTGCTGAATTATTAAAACCATAAACCTTTGACCTTTGTGAAGAATTAAAATCAGAAAAAACATAATCACTTACATCTGATGTTAAAGGTTTAACCATTCCATCATATATAAAAAATCCTCCTCTACCAAACCAACAACAAAAACTGTCGGTAGCTACGGAAGAATTAGTTGACGCTACACCGCAATTTGAACCAACCCTATCTACAGAATAAACAAAAGGAAGCCCAACATAACTAGCTGCATAAGCATCAACAGTAGATAGTATAAGAATCTGTCCTTTTACCCTTATACCATTTAACAACTCACCAGCTCCAGTAATATTAAAGCTACCAGATTGGTTTGTAGCACTAGGCGACCAATCTGTGTTATCTTCTAGGTCAGACCATTGTATTCTTTTTCTATCGCCGCCAGCTCCTATTAACATTAAAGCTCTTTCTTCTGTAACAACCAAGGCTTGATTTGATGTGGGAGCTTGAGTTATAACGGCAGCCTTTGAACTTGGTGTGCCAGTCCATTGATATACCTTACCATCTCTATTAGAGCAACCAACAAGATATTCACCCCAATTATCTAATGACCAAGTTGTAGCTGGAATCAAAGTTCCACCATCTGGTCTTTGAGTTCCATAATTAACTGTTCCATAAGTAAAATTGCCAAATCCAGTACCAACTGTTGCGTCATCAAAACCTGTTGTAAAATTAACAGGCGTAATGTCGTGTTGAGTTCCATTCTCTGTATAAATATACAATCTTGAAGATGTTCCAATAGCGGTGCGTCTATTATTTGAGTTGTCAGTCCAAGTTCTCATTCTTCTTGCTTTGCCTATTGTAGTTGCAGAACCTCTCTGTGACCATCCTCTAATGGGTTGCATAGCCCCTTCATTCCAACGAACTAAATTACAGTCATGCCACCGCCCTTTAGCTTGCATTTCTGTTCCGTTTTTATAAACACCACTTGGTAAATTTATAGGTACATAAGGCATTATTTTTTAACTCCAGTTTTAAGCTCATAAGTCCTAAGTGTTCCTAATCCTAAAACTCCGAATAATACAGGCATCATAACAGACATATCAGCTTGTGGTATATCAATATCAAATATAGCAAGAATCGGTGAGAAAAAATACTGTAAACTAAAAGATAATACTAATACCCAGCAAAGAGTTGGTCTCCACATGGATTGAAATAAATTTGAACTCTTTGCATCTTGTAGGTTAATTTGCGCTTGAGCTTTATCTATTTCAGTAATAGAAGATATTAAATCAGACTCAAGTTTTGACTTTAAATCTTTATCTGAAACAAACTTGTCTAATATTTTAGACACATTTCCTATAAGAGATGTTGCTAACAAACTCATAATCTACCTTCCTTGATTGGTGGTGTTATATATCCTAAACACCTTTCAAAAGATTCCTTGGTCGTATTTTTATTTTCAAAATTAGCTTCTGATATTTTTGTAGTACATCCTCTAATTTCTTCAACTGGTTTAAATATAATTACATTTTCTTTAATTGCTGCTAACGCTACAAAATCTGTATCTTCTTTTGTTAATTTTCTTTTAATTCTTCCTACAGAAGTTGAAAAATTATAACGAGGTCTACCACCTTTGACAGAAAATTTATCAGTAGTTCCAGAGCATTTAACTTGGAGTCTTATAGGTTTATTCAATACATTTACTATTATATCATATCCGCCAGCATCCACTAAAGAAGTGTGATAACCTAACTTTTCTAACTCTAAACAAACCATTAATTCACCAACCCTACCTAACTGCTTATTATTGTTACCCAAACCATCTTCCAAGGCTAGTAGCAACAGCAGCGGAGATTCCAGACGCAGTAAGGAAAACTCCTATTATTATTCCTCGACCAGACTTGAATTGTCCTTCAAGAGAGTCAATTCTTCCATTTAATCTATTAACTTGTTTTTCTAAGGACTCCACTACAACAATTAACTTTCCTTGTTCTAGCTCTGATAAACCAGCCATTAAAATTATACCTTTTTATGCTTACAGCTATAATGAACATTTTTAAAATTCAATGCACAATATTTAAGTGTCTTTCTATATTCTTCTGGAATATAGTGTAACGGCACAAAAGAGCAAGCTAGAGAAGATAAGGTAACAAAACTTGTTAAAATTGTTAGTAATATAATCATTTAAAGTCCCTCTGGAGTTTTTGGAAAAATAGTATCTATGTACCATTTTTCTTTTTTGGTTAAGTTAAGTAAAGATTCTTTGTAATCTAATATTTCTTTAGGAACAGAAACAGTGTTGCTGCTTATATAATCTTCTGAAATACCTATTTGTTTTTTGTTAGCAGTTAGTTTTGCTTTAAGATATTCAATATCCTGTTCTTCTTCTTGAATTTCTCCAATCTTATTTAATGTATAAATAAGCCCAATAGATTCAGAAGGTTTCAATTCTTTGATATAACCTTCTATTTCTAAATTTTCCTTTTCAAGAATATCAATGTAGATAGATTGATTTTTATTTTGGTCATGCTCATCACATCTTTCAATTAAACGATTTAATTTACTTTGTTTATTTCTTTCAAGGGCATCTAAATCATCTTTTAAAAAATCTTTTGATTCCCAAAATAAAGACCATTTCCCATCAAGTGATTTATGTTTAATAGAGTATACCTTGCTTTCTGTATATTTTTCAATTTTTGGTAGCGGAATATAAACAACATTTATACCTAACATATCATTTGTAGTATTTAAAGGAATAGAGATATTAGGAAAATCTTTTGATAAAGATTGGGTTGTATCATAAAATTTTTCTGTTTTTGTATTTATATATGGCATATTTTTTCCTATATACTTTCTTTTTTAATAAGATGTCCAGTAGGTACTGTGAACTCTTGAGCGGTATTGGTATAAATGGTACTGTCCATTCCAGTTACAACACCATAGGTATAATTAACGATTTCAGAAGTTGTTATGTTTCCAGTAAATACAGAAGTTATTTCAGAAGAAACACCGTAAAAGAAATCTTTATTAGTTCCAGTTATAGAAACTGATGATGATGAAGTTCCGCTACCATCTAAAGGAACTCTAACAGCAAAAAACCCATAATTAGTAGCACCATTTACTGTTGCTGTGCTTGCCTTTGTCATTATATTAAGACCTTCCTTTCCATCTACAATTATTCTATTACCCTTACCTTCATCCCAAGTATCACATTGACCAGCATCACCACCTAAAACATTACACCATCTGAAACTACCACTAGAAGTAAGACTTATAACACCACTTTTAATGTCTGAGTTACTAGAGGATGGGTCTGTTTGATTAAAATATTTAGTACCGCCATTTGATTCAAAGTAAGCATAAATATTCTCATCATCATCTACACATATTCCTAATCCTAATAGTGAACTTGAAAAGTCAACGTCATATCCAGACCCTGATTTTCCTCCACCTATACAGCGACTCCATACCTCATTCCCAGCAGTAAATTTACTAATCATAAGTTGAGTATAGGCATTTCCACTTCCAGTATAAGTATTTCCTTTGGCAGCATAAAGAGCATATACATTACTTCCAGTTCCAGTTGTAAGACAGTAAACACCTTGGTTATCAGTTAATCCAGTTTCCCACGCTTTAAGGTAATTACCATTCATGCCATTAACATCAATCTGTGCATACCAAGGATATTTATTGGAATTTGCAGCAAAGGGCGTATTAAATTGACCACCTACATAAGCATTTCCACTAGAGTCACTAGCTATTGAGTAACCCCTACAAGTTTTACCACCGCCACTACCATTGTGTCCAAACTCTCTACATTCAGAAGTTCCTGTTTGCCATTGAGCAGTCGGTGAAGATTGTGACCAACGACCAATCTGGGTATTGTAAGCAGCTGGAGCTGGTGAGGCATATTGGTCGCCTAACCACCATAGTTTTTTGTTATCATTTTTTTGAACACAAGAATCTTTTAAGCGATTTGGTCTTACTGCAGAACGAAATGTTGACATTCTTTGAGCAGACGCATTACCCCATTGTGTTTCTGGTTTTCCAGTTTGATAACCCCTACAAGAATAACTAGCTCCAGCTATTGCTGTAACAAAACGACCACCGCTATCTGCTTCACCAGCTCCAGTAGTAATACTTCCACCCATCCCATAAGTGCTATTTTTTTGACCAGCAGCATTATTGTCCCAATTTGCCCCAAAAACAGATTCTATTGCTGAATAGTCATCTTTTTTAACATAGTACATTAACGCAGAATAATATCCGTTAAGAGCGTCGCCTCTCATTGAATAAACTAAGTTTCCATCAGCATCTGCACCAATGCCAGAACCTATTTGGAAGCCATGATTAGCATAAGGTTTATTAACCCCACCTATATAAGATACCCAAAAACCAGAATCACCACCAGCAGCTCCTGCTGATGCAAGTAAAGTGTAAGCAAAAGTAGTCATATTTTTCTCCTTAACTTAAATTTTGACCAGCAGTAAAGCCATAAAAGGTTGTGCCACCATCAACTGTTAATAACACTATAACATCTACGCCAGCTGCACTTAATGTTGGTGCTGTTGCGGCAGCCCACTTTACAGAAGAACCCCATGCAATAGTATAAGCACTTCCTGTAATTTTTAAAACAGCAGCGTACGCTTGTCCAGAAGCTGGAATATTATTTATAGTAAGGGTTGTTATTGCTTGTGAAGGTGTAAACTCAAATACGTTTGCAGCAGAAAAATCAAGAGTTAAAGTTCCTCCAGATTGATTTACAGCTACTTTAGTTTCTCTTAATGATGTTGACTTTATCGTTGTTCCGATTATTGTTGAAGGAACAGAAGCACCTATAGTTGTGCCATCAATAGTTCCACCATTTATATCAGCAGTAGAAACTGAACCAGTATTTGTTATTGTTGCTCCAGTAAAATTAACTGTTCCAGTAGCAGTTAAATTTGTGGCTGTTATTACTCCTGCTGCTGATGCTCCAATAGTAACTCCATCAATAGTTCCACCATTCAAATCAACTGTTGTTACAGTTCCTAAATTTGAAATAGTTGCTCCTGTAGCAGACACTGATGCACCATTTAGTGTTACAGTTCCAGAAGCTACTAATGTTCCTGTTACTTTAAGTGTCTTTCCAGACCCTACTTGAATACCTACAGAAGTTCCTGAACCAGCTGCTGTAAAAAGAGCATCTATAGTATCAAGTCCTGTGTTTAACTTAGTTCCCCAAGTATCAGTAGAAGCACCGACCTCTGGTTTTACTAAACCTAAGTTTGTTGTTGTTGTATCTGCCATTCTATAATCTCCTTTAAATTAAGCTGCTACTCTGTAAACAGTTGTCCAGTTTGTTGATGCGATAGGCTCGTCAACCCATTTGAGTCTAGCACTAAAGTTTGTTGTTGATTTTCCTATTATTGGGTCAACTGTAATAAATAATATTCTATTAGGTTTTACTGTTATTGTCGAAACACTACCGATAGGAAAAGGGTTGCCAGAAAAAGTTACGTTACCTAGAGCTGTTAATGATGAAGCTCCTACTATTGGTATAATGTTTCCAGTAACTACTTGACCTAATAGGCTCGCACTAGAAACAGCAGAAATAATAGAACTTCCGTTTGCAGTGTAAGAAGCAACTGCACTAACGGTTGAGGCACTTGTTATTGTTACACTTGCATCTCTATAAGTCCCAGCAGAGTAGTTTCCAAAACCATATTCACCAGAGGAATAAGTGTCTACAGGAACTCTATTAACAATGGTAAAACCAGATGAAGCTGTGATGGTGACGCTTACGTCAGAGTAATCCCATTCACCAAAAACATTAGTTCCAAAATTCCATTGACTATAGTTGCGAGAACTCATTGATTATCCTATGTTAAATCAATGTCTAAATCACCAACTGGTATTCTAAAAACATCACCAGTTGAAATAGCTTTAGAAACAGAAAGTGTTCCTACTGCATATAAGTTGCCATTAACAACAGCATCCAACACACCTACAGCAACAACAGTTCCGTAACTAGCTGTCGCTGTTGGAAATTCAACCGCTCCTGAGTTAGATGACTGAGAAGCTGTAGTAGAAAATGCTACTGTCTGTCTAACATAACCAGTTCCAGAAGTTGAAACTTCCGTTCCGCCACTGCCGTTATCATTTGGTGCTACTGTGTATAAGGCTAGTTTTTTTGTAGTAGCTGGCGTAAAGGCTGTGCCACTAAAAGTATACGCTAGTATCTTGTTTTCTAAATAATCCGAAAAGCTCATAATTATCTCCTATTGTAATGCTGTTGCTCTTATTCGTAAAGTTGAATCACCAATTCTAGCGTTAGAATCGGCAATATTAAGGTCATTGATTAATTTACTGTAAATACCACCCCAAAGATTTACCCTAGCATCCTCTACTAAATAAGGTGCGGATTGTAATAAAGTTCCATAAAGGTAAATATCGGGAGATGAATTAAGCAACCAATTAGTTGCAACTGTATCTGACAAGGTATCTATTTTGCCATAATAAGTTAATTCACCAGTTAGTGTGGAGTTAGACGCTGGTACAGGTAAAACCTCTAATTCTTGTCCTACAACTGTATAAACTGCTGGATTTCCAACGGTAGAGTTTGACCCCCTCAATCTATCTAGTTGTTCGCTAGTAACAAACTGTAGTGTTGTAACCGAAGGTGTTTCTATAACAAGGTCAACATTCTGTAGCCAATCAGAGGGTACAGCACTATATTGAGAATCAATAGTAGCTGTTGCTCTTTTAATCATTTTTCTGTTGCGTATCTCTCTATTAAATTGAGCTTCGGCTAATGTTATAAAGTCAGGTATAACAGCAGTTAAATCTGAACGTAAAAGCCAACTAGCTATAGAGGATTGAAGTTGTGTATAATTTGTAATCGCCATTAAACAGTTCCTTCTCTAGTTCTAAAATATTTATTCTCAGGGTCATTAAGCCATTTTTTAATAGCCTTTGGGTCATCTAATATACCCTTATTTTTTAAGTCATAATAAACCACCATAGGGATAGAAGCGACTTTATTCCAATTATCGTTCCATTTTGTATGTTTATCTGTTTCTTTAAGTTGTTGTTTATTGTCATTTATAATTGATGTTACGTCTTGTTCTCTTGATATAACGAAATGATGGTCATTGTTACCAGTTGTATCTTCTTCAAAAGTAAAATTGTTTGAAATTTTAGTTGTATGGTCAAAACTTATAAGTCTTTTATCTTTCATATTCAGTTCCTATGAGGAAGGTTTTTACACCTTCCCCATACCTATTCTGATTTAAGCGTTTGTTAAGTCCGCAATAACTCCAAGAGCTGCTTCGTTCTTAACTTTTAGACCATACTCAACAAGTAACATTCTTTTCTCTGCATCACCTGTTTTAGCAAGTTCAATACTTTCGATAGGTCGAAGTATGCAAGTTGCATAAAATTCAGGGTCAAGCACAAATGCATCTCTGTCTCTTTGAAATCTATTAGGCACGATATTTACTGTACCAAAATCTGATACATAAATGTCAGCTGCTCCAATAATAACTCCAGCTTCTGGTTTAGTGATTTGATAACGATTAGCAGCAATACCTGTAAAAGTAGAAACTACTGTTTTATTATGACCACCTACCATAAGCATTGATGGAGTTCCACCTTGATTCCAGACTTTTTCAATTACATCATTTAAAAGAGTAATTGTGAAAGCCCTTCTGTTGGCTGTAGACGCATCACCAGCTGCTCCATTAACAACACCACCAGCTACTGTTGGGTTTGAACCACCAGTGCCACGACTAGAATTAGTTTTTAGCCATGCTGGTAAACCTGCTGTTCTTCTTGCTGCACCAACACCACCACCTACTGCTGCTTGGTTAGCAAGCAAAGTATGTTCTTGGTCACGTTTTAATTCTTGACCCATTTTAGTGATTTGATAAGCAAGCTCAGAAGTACGACCAGCTGCATCAATAACAGATAGATTGTCTGCTAAGATGATTAGTTTTCTGGAAATATTTGTGTAATTTCCTATTCTGCTAGTTGGAGCGGTTGCTGGGAAGGCTGCAATGTCATCACCATCAATGTGATAGTTGTGAGCTGCATTTGCTAGTGAATCTGTTTGCCATTCAAAAAATGTATTTCTAACAGTTTCTCTACCACCATTTGACATAAACGGTGTTTCTTCTGGGCTAATATTATAAATAATATTAGATAGTTCTTCTCTGATACCTATTGAAGCGTATCTTGTAAATGTATTTGCAATGATTGTCATTGGTTTAATTCCTTATAAATGTTTATTCGTTTAACAACATGGAAACGGCAGACGCTGCGTCTTGCCACTTTCCGCTCTTTTTTAAGTTAGAGGTCGCTTTCTTATATTTATCTTGAACCTTTGGTGCTAGTTTCGCTCCGCTTTTCATAACCCTAGTTCTTTTTTGTGGGTTATTTTTTTGGTTAAAAACCTTTCTTTTGCCTTTATCATACAACATTGCTTTTCGTAAAACCTTGACGTGGTCAGCCTTTACTAAAGCACTTACTTCTTCCTCAGAAACTCCTTGATTTATAAGATATTGCTTTAAATCTTGTTGTTCCTTTGTGGCTCTCTTTTGGTCTTTCCATTCTGGAATAACCTCTTGTAGCCTTTGAGTTTCATGAGATAGCAAGGTTTTATATTGTTCCATTTGCTCTCTTTGTTCAATCTGGGCTACCCTTTGCTTTTCAGCTTGTGCAGCTTGAAGTTTTTCATTCTTCGCTTGATTAAAACGATTCCACTCATGTTGTTGTCTGCTTGCTTCAATGGGGTCTGTTTCATACAGGGTGTCCCAATCAGGCTCTGGCTGAGAGTCTATATTCTTTATTTGACCCTCTAATGCACTCAAAAGTTGGACATATTGTTGCCGTTCCTCTTGTACTTGTTGAAACTCAGATTCAAAAACTTTCTTTTCTTCTGCTAGTTTTTGACTTTGTTTCGTAAAATGCTGTTGCCTTGAATATCCATTTCGTAATTCATTTAGCGGTACATCAAATTCTTCACCATCTATTTTTACTCTATATAACGGCTCTGCTTCTGGTGTGCTTTCCGAATCACTTTCGATTTGTTCGTCTGCATACAGTTCGGAATCTTCTTCACTCTCATAAGACTCTGCTTCTAATTCCTCAGAGTTATCTTCATAAGAATCTTCGTACTCCTCGCCAGTATCAACCTCTTGTGTTTCTACCGACTGGTCTTGGTCTTGAGCAACTTTGTTCTGGGTAACGTCTTGACGTTCCAAAATTTTAGTTACCTTATCTAGTGTTTGTAAACTGTCAGGCGATTCCAACGGAACATCCGCTATATGGGGTGTCGCTTCATTCATTTTAAACTCCTTTTGTATTATTTTCTACTTTTAAATTTATCTGAATTAATTTTAAGAACATGAGCGTTATCAGAAACCGCCCACATTTTTTCTTCTAAAAGGTCTATAGCCTTTAATAGAGAATACAATTTTTCTCGTTCTTTTTCTTGAGTTGATGAAGTTGTTTGCCAATCGTGAAAAACATCTTCTTTAACGCTTTGTATTACAGTTTTAAAGGTTATGCCTTCTAATATTTGTTTTGCATTTTTACCAAATAAAATAACGTCATCTATTTCTTGGGTCATTGAGGAACTCCTCTATTCATTGGGCTAACAAGGTTTTGCTGTTGTTTCATTTTTTCTCTATCTCTTTCAACCAACGCTTGTATAACTGCTGTTTCTACTTTAGAGCCATACTTAGCTTCAATTTCAGCGGCTTTAAGTAGTATTTCAGCATCCAATTTATCTCTATCTAAGTCATCAGAGAGTTTCATTTTCTCTGTATCAAGTTTTAATCGTGCAGCAGATTTAGCCATATCAGCCTGTATCTCCTGTATCTGTACTTGAATTAACTGTTCAGCAGCGTCAGGTTTTTTCTGTTGTTGCATCATAGCTTTTTGTTCTGGTGTTATAGGTTTAACTTCTTTAAAAAACATTCCAGCGTCTTTAAACCCAGCAAGCTCCACCATCTTTGCCATTGTGTTTCTGTATTGCGTCATCTCAACTAAAGGATTGTCAGCACCTAGCGTTTGAAGTATCTGTTCTTGTTTGCCAGATATAACACTTAAATATTGCATACGTTCTTGTGTCGTTCCGTTTCCAAGACCAACATTAACAATAACATCCATACCTGCGTTCCAAGACCGAGGGTCAATAGGAATCCATTCATTACGCAAACGAACCATTCTTTCCTTATCTTGATGTGTTGTTAATAATTTTAAGATACCTTTAAACAATGGCTTCATACCTTTTTCAGCAAAGACACGAGCTATCAACTCAATGTGTTGTTGACCGCCTTGAACAGTTGCATTAACTGCTGCTGCTGTGGCAGATTGTAGAGCATCAGGGTCTAATCCCATTGCTGCCTTTGATATACCAGTTCGGTTTTCCTTTATCTCATCCATATATTGCAACATAGGAAAGGCTTGTTGACCAACAAAAGGTACGTTGAAAGGTTGTACTGCACCAGCGTTACGAGTACGGATAATACCACCAACTTCTGTATTCATTACATCTTCTATATTAACCTGTCCTTCAACAACAGCAACTCTAGGATGAACAGATAAAGCTAAACTATCCAACATAGAACGAAGTATCATAGACTTTACTTTCTGTATATCTTGAGTAACGTCTGCTATAGATGTGCCAAAGAAAGCGTGTGGCTCTGGGTCAGGACAAAAAGAAACAAAGGGTGTTTGTGAACATGGATAATTACGTTTAATTTCATGGCTATCACCAAGACAGCATATTCTTCTTAGCTCTGAGATACCGTCACCAGTCATATCAATCTGCATATAGGCTTCAATGTATTCAACTTTAAGGTTGCTATCATCTTGGTCGCTATCAGTTGTATCAATACCTAATGGGTGTCTGGCTCTATATTCAGCGTTATTATCCATTTCCATACTAGATGGTGAGGCGTATTTCATAACGTCATCAAGCTCATACCCCATAGACACTAACTCAGAAACAGTTAGAAAACGTCTATGAGCCACTAAATAAGCATCATCAATAGATGTTGCGTTGCGGTCAATAAGAAATTCTTCTGGTGGTAGGCTATCTACTCTAATGCAACCACCATCTTTCTTTCTTCTTAATTTTACATCATGTAACTGAGGTATCATCATGGATTGTTGCATTAACTCAGGAATGACTTCTTGAGCCTGTGGTGGTAAGAGTTGTTCTATCATCTGCTCTGGAGACATTTCTACACCAACACCGCCTAATTCTTCTCCTCCCATTTGCGTAATAGTCTCATCAACTATTGTATCTTGTATAGGTAGTTCTTCCTCCATTAACTCGCCAGAACCTCCCATCATACCTTCCATCATGTCTCCCATGTCCTCTGGGTTGACTTGGACAGTTGCTTCTGGAGTAGGATATGCTGGGTCAGGGTACGATTTAATCTTCACAATCTCAACTTCGCTATCCGACTCTAAAACAGCCAGAGCGTCATCATCTAATGCTTCGTATTCAAAATACTCGGCATGGTAGTTATCATCCCACCAATACTTAATAATACCATTCTTACAAAGTAAGGCATCTTTAAAGGCGTTATAAAAAGTTGTGAAGGCATCATTGTCTTGCTGTAAGACTACCCTGTTAATAAAATCTGTGGCTTGCTCAGAAGTGTCTATATCTTCTTTTCCAAAAGGTACAAATTCAACTACGTTCTCTGTAGAAAAAAAGATACGCATTAGACTTGGCATTATATCAGCGATTGTGTCATGCACATCTCGACTAACAACTTGGCTACGCCCAGATTCCTCATTGCCGAAAGGAAGTCCATTGTAGTAATCAATGGCTGTAGCTCTTATGGGTGAAATAGTGTTGTCTATAAAATCTGCTGCATCATCTATAGCGGAGCTAACTGTTCCAGTTAAATCTTCGTTGCTAAGTTCTTCTCCGTCATTGTAAGATTCAGAGTTAGAATCCCCATACATATCATCTATGTCGTTATCTTCGTAATTCTCTTTCATTATGTTTTAACCGATTTTGATTTAGGAGATTTTTTGGGGGTAGAGGTTTTTTCTTTCTTAACTTCTGGTAGGTTTTTGACTAAAAAATTGTGAACATCATATTGAGCTTCATACCTATTAACCATAGTTGATTCCTTTTTGTCGCTATATTTAGCGTTATAAAAATTTATTCTATAACAAAAAATTTTTTTTTGCTAGGTATATCTACATTATGTAGTGGTGGAAATGTAGTTAGGCACAAGATGTTGTTATCTTTTCTCCCTGTGTATGTATTTTTTTTGATTGGTGTGTGGGAAATTGGTAACCCCTACCCCTACATATACTAGGACAAGGGGGGTCTTAGCTAAGAAAAGCCAATTAAATCAATAGGTTAGCAAAAAGCTAATACATCTTTTATAGTAATAATTGCTGGTAATTGGTCAAGCATTGTAATAGATGAACAGTTTAAACCTTCTTCAATGCCTCAAGATGCAAATCATTAGTTGAAATATTAACTTGGACTTGGTTACCAGTTCCAGCTTTAAATTGGGCATTGTAAG